CCACTATCGCCAAAGTCAGCTGGGACTTTACAACGTTTCCAAATACGCGGTGTTTTGCGTATAAGGTTACGCCATAAAGGCTCAAAGGTATTGTCGCATGACCATTCACCATTCAAACGGTTGGCATATAGCCTAAGTTTGTTGGCGATCTGAACGGAGTAAGGGATGTCATTCTTACTCCCTTTCAGATGAAAAGGTCTTACATTCCGACCTTTAAAATAGTCATGTCCGCAAGATTCAAAGAAACTACCTGCCAGGTAGCTCTTTGATTCGTTCACGCTAAACCCTAGAAAGTTTAACGCATCAATCACTCGCTTCGCGTATTGTCTCGGAACGATAATATCGTCACCATAGACAGATACACCGTTCATTTCGTCCCTAGGGACAAAGGTCATACAAATCGAAAAGAAGATTAACGTCTCCAATTCGAAAGTATAGCCATTGCCCATTGAGGACCATTTCTCTAATTCTATCGTGTGATCTTCTACACGACAGAAGTCTGAACGCGGTATGAGCAATAACTCAAACCAACGTTCAGGCAAGAAATGATGAACTACGGAGCGACTCATAGAGTCAGAAGCAGCGGAAAGGTCAATCGTGCTTAGATTTTCATCATATGCACGACGGGCCAATTCGCGATTCCGATCCTGTGAGTTAAGATTGATTCCAAACCTACGAAGCTTTTTCCTGATAAGAGCGCCGATACCGAGCTGAACGTACATGTTCAGCGTCGGTTCGACGCAAATACCACGATCCGTCTTTGCAGATTTGGGAACCGTTGTGAACTTATTTCCTTCGACAATGTCATGTTTACTCGCGCGATGGTGTTCCCACCATTGTTCGCCGAGTATAGACTTGAAGAAGGGAACGAGTCCCGTGGTAAGGTGGAGCGGTTTATCGTATTTATCAGATAAGCTACTCCCCACACCCTTCACGCCAGTGCTCGCACCAGGTCCAAAACGAAATCTGTCCTCCACAAAGTGGAGATCAGAAGTCGTTAATGGTCCAAGAATCTTAAACAGATTTCTCTGGAATGAATGAATCCATTCTGGAAGATTTCCGTCCGAGATTCTCGTATTGGTGCGGCTACACTGCGCCTCTGAGTTCATAAATGACTCTAAGGCAACCTGTGCACGGTCGATTCCAAGAGGAATATTTGGGGACTTCCTTAGTATCTCAGTAACTAGATAATCCAGGGCGAATTCCCTGGTTCCTAGATATATACTGGGGTCTATCGAAAGATCCAAATACCCTTCCCAATCTTGATACTGTAACAATAACGATACAGTCAGAGATCTGGGTGAATTGATCAGTTCACAGAGTTCGTGAACCGTTGCTAATTCCAATTTAAAATCGGAATTAATGTTATCAACTAGGTTGTATAACATAGCGACTCCTTTGTTTATAAAGCTAAAGGTAGAACACTACTTACGCTTTTTCGACATAAACTTATACGGTGACTTCGTCCAAAGACGAGCCATGTGTAAGAGTACATCGACCGAGCGTTGGTAGTGCCGATATGTAGCAGGAGACATCGGCTTAACGTTGTCCCCAAACTTCCGCTCTTTCGAACGGTTAGAATGGGAAACGTCGTTTTGTCTCTGTTTCTTGCTCATTATCTTCTCCATCGACATCAATGTCAATGGGCTCAGGATCACTCCTGTGCACCTTTTTAACTGAAATACCCGGAATGATATGGAGTACTGAGTGCAGCGTGGATAAAACCACTTGCACTATACGCCATATCTTAAGTAAGGTAAGCATATTTCTATACTATCTTACCAAACCGGGACCACATCTTCGTAGTACGATTTAACGTCGGTTGCTGCAAGGAAATTGCGGCAAAGGGCGCCAAAGTCGGCCCGCTCAGATGAGGACATGTCATCCGGCAAGATGAACTCAACGTTCATACGCGCCGTTGATCTCGTAATAACAGCACCGTCTACGGTCTGTTCATACGGGACCGACATGGTCAGTTTAGCTTTATTCACCGTACG